ATGAAGGATTTGAACCTAAAGAAGAGTTTATACCAGTATCTGCAGCAGAAGTGCCAGAACTATATAAAGTATTACTACATGAAAAACCAGTAATTCACACATTAGGAGAATGAACCAAAGTTACCACATTTACTTTCAAAAGGAAGTCCTCTTTAAAAATTTGACATTAGAGGAGTTTACTTTAATATGGGACAAACTCTATACTTCATATTGGAAAGATGACATAACGTATTCTGTATGTTATGATGAAGTATGTGATCTAGAAGCTTCTTTCTAATGACTAAGAAAAAGAAACCAGAACAAAGAGAATACGCAAAAGATCGAATGGAATACTTTAGAGAGTTCCATCGAGTGATTGCACCTGTTGTAGTTCTAAAAAAAGATGAATAAAATTTACGCTGCCATGATTATTGGTGCTGTAGCATGGATTGCTGCATCAGCAGAAGCTTGTAGTCCTCGTTTGGATGGTGAACCTACTGTTTGCCCACCATATGATGAACTTCCTAAACCAAAACCAGAACCAGAACCATCTTTACCAAGAGAAGAGATGAGAGGTGAACTTGATGTTTACGATATTAATCACTGGGCAGCTATACAAGGTATGTTTATTAGAAATCAAAGAAGAGAACAGATAGAAGAAAATGCGACTAAACCTTCTGATGCAATAGATAGTGCATTACTAGATTTTTGGAATAATGACGGAGTATGAAAGACGAGCAGAAGACCCCTGTTGGCAACACAAACAAGAGTGCATCGCAATGTTCACCCTCGATTCACACAACACTTCTTACATATATCGAAGAGAAGATGGCACATATTACTGGCAGCATTGTAGAAAGGAAGCGGAAGACGACCTCTTCGTAGACGCTGATGGATTACAATTAGAACTTCTAGGTAATCCTGTGTTATCTAAAGAATTTATTTTTAAAGCAATATTTTATTAATAACCGCCACCATATCCTCCCGAAGATCCAGAAGATCCAGAAGAACCGCTAGAACTTGAACCAGAACTGCTAGAACTAGAGGAGGAACTAGAAGAAGAACTACTGCTGGTACTCGATGTCCCTGTGGACGTTGTGCTGGTGGTCGCATCTGTTGTAGTTGTTGTTGAAGGTGTTGTTGAAGTCACTGTTCCAACAGAGGCAGAAGATGTAGGACCGTCATCGAATGTTACGGTTCCTGATCCTGTAGGTGTAGAAGTAACATTAACACTTCCACTAACATAACCAATTTGATCAAGAAATCTACCTGCAATACTGAGGTTTGTTTTCTTATTACCTTTTGAGTCTAATTCTTGACAAGGTTCATATGCTACTAACTCTTCAAACTCAGATAAAATGATTTCTACAACACCTGGTGTAGGAACTTGAATTAAACGTTTATTTTCATTTAGGTAGTCTTCGTGTTCAAAGTTAGTAACAGGATATACAGATTGAACTTCACTTAACACAGTTCCGTCTGGTAATTCTGCTCTAAATGATGCATTTACTTCATTACCTGCTTCAATAAACACTCTATCTTGATATAATACTTCTTGAGTTTCATAATGATGAACTCCATCTGGTTCAGCATACTTATTTTGCACATATAACTGTAGATAGTAATTATCTTTTGGCCACTCTTCATATATGTCAGTTATATTGTTCATCATAGCTATGATCCAGTCATAATATGGATTACTAAACAGTGTCATCGCTAATTGCGATATGCTAGTGTTTTCTGGAATTGAATATGCCTCTGTAAGAGTTACATATTGACTTAGATCAGCTCTTGTTTTTACTCTACGAAATATATTCTTTACAAGTTTATACTTGTATGGTTCATCGTCAGTGATACCTTCTCCGACGTATATGTTAGGTAAATAAGAAAAATAAGATGCCATGTTTAATATCCTGCAGCTACGTCACTAGCAGTGAGTAGTCTAGTTTCGGTGAATGTCATTGATAATGTAATTGCTGGTGCATCAACACCATTTCTACTTGGATTTTTAAATGATTTGTACTGTTGATCTGGAGTGTAATTTACAGAAATACCTGTGCACACAGAAGGATAGATCTTAAAATGTAGATCTCTTCTTCTACTGCTTTGATTTGCTCCTCCTCTACCAAATCTAACAAATCTTAGTTGATATTGATCTGGAATTGTTAGATAACGATCAGATTTAGCATATCCTTTATTATATTCTTTAAAAAATCCTTTTTCAAAGATATTTTGTTTGTCTCTACTTATTTTTTGACCAGCTGAATCTTTACCGTCTACTTTTTTAGATGGGAACTTAAATGATTTGCTATTGTTGACTAATCTCTTATCAAAGTTTGCAGATTGAATTTGAGGAAGTGTTCCTGTTTTTAAATAATCAATTATTGCTTTTACTTCTTCTGATTCTTTTCTACTCTTAGATACAAATTTAAAAGCGAAACTATGAGTTCTAAAACTTAATCCTTGGAAAATTTGCTCACTATATGGGTTGAAGATTCTACCTGCACCAAGTGCTTCTATAGTATTCATATCAAGAGAACCTTGTAATCCTAAGAAACCTGTAAAACCATTTACCAAACTCAACATAGCATTTGTTGAGAATTCTGGTAAAGCAGCACCTGCAGCATCTTGTAAACTTTTTGTTAGATCTTTAAAATCTTTACCCGATCCTAATATATTCATAGCTGCAACACCACCTACACCAATATCTGATCTCTTATATGCAGGTCCATATGATGTTTGAACTTGTGCAGGTATAGCGATATAAGCAGTATCAGGATGTTGTACTATCTTTTGTCTGTTGCCAGGTGTCTTTCTAGAATAAAAAGTTTCATGACCATTGTCCTTGTACGCTACTCTTTGGCGACGGATCATAATGTAATCTGTCGCAGGAGTTGGATGGTCATCAATACCATGACCATGTTCAACTGGGTTCTTTAATGGATATCGTAAAATCGCCAAGGTTTCGTCCTAAATAGAAATAACAATATAATATATTTATGCGGTATCAAGGAAAATATCGTGCTTCCAATCCCAAAAAATACAAAGGTGACCACAATAACATTATTTATAGGAGTTCTTGGGAATATAAGTTCATGAAATGGTGTGATATGACCCCTTCTATTCAAGAATGGGGTAGTGAGGAGATAATTATCCCTTACATATCACCTGTAGATGGTAAAAGGCATCGATACTTCCCAGATTTTTATGTAAAGATTCAAAACAGAAAGTATCTTGTTGAGGTAAAACCGTTAAGACAAACAATGGAACCCAAAACTCAAAAAAGAGTTACTAAAAAGTATGTTAATGAAGTTGTGACTTGGAGTGTTAATAAAGCTAAGTGGAAAGCTGCTACTGAGTTTTGTAAAGACCAAAATTGGGAATTTAAAATTATTACAGAAAAGGAGCTTAAAATCTAATGGTGTTAGGTAGAGTATTCAGTTCAATCCTTAAAGCAGTCCCTGACAGGAATAATGCGAGTACTAACTCGCTGCAAGAATTTCAAGCTGGTTTTTTACAAAAAAAGGAGAATGGTCCTTCATTAACCAGTTTATATTCTGTTAAATTTACATCTCCTCCTATCTTTAAAACTTTTATACCTTTCGGTGGTTTTCGTATTGGAGGTGGTGGTAATTTTCGATTAGAGGATAGAAATAACTCATTTTTACTAGATTACATGGCACAATCTGTCAATCTTCCTAGTAAACAAGTTACGACTGCTGCTGTTGTTACTCAAGGTTCTGCTATTAAATACGCAACTGGAGTAGCATTTAGTCAAATTAATATAACATTTCAAATTCCCAGATCACAGAAATCTAGGGCAATTTTTGAAAGATGGGTTCAATTAATAAGTAACGATGCAGATCAATATATGGATTTTTACGAGGATTATGTTTGTCCTGTATGTAAGATATATAAAATAGAAAGAGGTGGCGATAGTAAAGTAGCTGCTCAAGACTATGTTTTTGGTAGAGGAGTCCGAGAGTCTGGATATAATTCATTAGAAGTGAGGCAAAATGAAGTTACTGCTTGTTGGGAACTTAGAAACCTCTATCCTATGAATATTGGATCTGTTCAGTTAAATGGTATGGATTCGAGATTGATGACTCTGACTGTAGGATTTAACTTTGAAAGGTATAGATTCTATCCTCAAGGTCAATTTGACTGGAGAGGTTTCTTACCTAATCCAGATATTAATCCTGACGCTGTTAGCGTTAAGAGTACTTACTCATATCCTAAACAACCGAGAGGAGATGAGTCTTGGACAGACAACTTCAAGTAACCTCA